ATCCTGTTTTTACAATATCAAAAAAGGTAAATGGGGAAAAGACATTCTCCAGTTTATTCTTACTCCCAACGATACCGAAAAAGCAAAGCATCCATACCCTGATAAGTGGAAAGCAGGACTATATTTTTCGAGACGGTGGTCAGTCGATAAAGTCAATTTGTCTGACCCTGATGAATGGGAAGACTGGTACATGGACATCTATGACTTTGCTGACGCTAACGACATAGAGATTAGTTAGTTTCTAGTTATCAGTTATCAGTAGTACACTTGTTCAAAAAAGATTCTCCCAGATAGTTGACATTTCTGGGAGAACGATCCACAATAGAAAGTAACCAAAACACAAGAGGTAACAAGTCATGTCTAACGATAAACAACCAATCGAAACAACACAAATTCCTAAAATTAAAAAGGCTCAAATTTTCTACGAAGAGATTGAGCAAATAACTCAATCTTTAAATCAGAAAGCACAAACAGTGCTGGACAAATATCCGAAGCTGTAATCAGTTATTAGTTATCAGTTGTCATCCGTCAAAAAGTGTGTGATTACTTTATTGGCTTGATTTTCCGAGATTTTTGGACATTAGATCAGTGTAACCATAGGTAAATCTACGAACTACAAAAAGATAATAAAAAAGTTTGACAAACTACTTGACACGAAAACATATCCCTGTTATATTGGTTATATGCCAACAAACACAAAAGAGGTTACGATGAAATTTAACAGACAAGCACCTGGTCACTACGTTGCAGTAGCAGAAAAAGTTGAAATCAAAAAAGGTATTGGTGTCGATAAAGATAAATGGTTTTGCTATTTTCCTGATGATAAAGTATCTTACCGCCGTAGCTATGAAGCGGCTAAGGCTTGGTCAGAAAAATATATGAAAAAACTACAGACATACAATGTCACAGTCAATCAAGTTAAGACTGTCAAAAAACAAGCGACCAGTAAAGAACAGTCTTTACAACACAAGTTATCTCGCCACCTAAGTTATGTGGTAGGAGCGGAATCGTTAGGCTGTGTCAATACTGGACGCGCCGCTTGTATAGCGCATTTATCTGTTAACGGAAAATCCTTTTATGTAGTCGGTTTTGAGGGTGCTGTTACCGACACTATTTTCGAGAGAATTATCTTTAAAATTAAAAAAGATTTACAATCTGGTTTATTCCAAGATTGCTATCAGACCGAAGTATGGGGTAGCGTTTCGGTTTTTAAAGGTTTCAAAGAAGCTGAAAAAGCTTATCGTAAAATGGACGACAAAACAAGAAAACAGAATGAGAAAGATCGTCAAGCAATGGCAGAAGCAAAAGCAAAAGCAAAAAAAGGAGACATAGAGGCTATGTTTACACTAGGAGATTATGGAGTTCTTTAATTGTCCCAAATGTCAATCACAGAGAATCTCTAAAAAAGGGTTCTCTGTGTCAGGAAAACAGCGTTATCGCTGTAAGGATTGCAATCATCATTTTACTGGCAATCCGGCAGGAAAACCCCCCCACCCTGATTCAATGACTAACGCCGAAAGATGTCGTCGTTATCGGTTGAAAAAAAACAAAAAAACCCTTGACATATAAACATATCCCTGTTATATTACAGATATACCAACAAACACAAAGGAGTTCACGATGACCGACCAAGAGCGAATCGCGTACCATAATGTTTTAACTCAGCTATTCCGTGTCCAGTGTCAGTTAATTGATTTACGGAAAGCGGGACACATCGAAGTTATGTATCCGTGTCTATAAACTAGAAGGAGCAAAAAAAATGAGTGATGCAGATTTTATTCGAGAAGTTGAAGAACTATACCTGCGTCTTGCTAATGCAGATACAGATGATCTGGTTGAGTTAGCTAAACTTGCGGGTTTAGAACACAAAACATTTAGGAGTAAGGAGTTCACGATGACCGAAAAACTACCCAATCAAGTCACACTAGAGATGGTGAGCTTACCAGCAGGTGAGTTTCTCATAGGCGATGCGTCAGACTATGACGCGCCTCAACACCAAGTTCAAGTCAACAGTTTTGCGATTGGCAAATATCCAATTACTCAGGAACAATATCAAGCAGTAATGGGAAACAATCCCTCTCACTTTAAAAATAATCCCCAAAATCCAGTAGAAAGGGTTAGTTGGAACGATGCTCAAGCTTTTTGTCAGAAATTGAGTCAAATAACAGGAAAAACCTACCGCTTGCCTACAGAAGCAGAATGGGAATATGCTTGTCGTGCAGGGACAACTACTCGCTATTATTTTGGTGATGATGCTAATCAGTTAGGAGATTACGCTTGGTATGCCAAAAATTCTGGTGGTAAAACTCATCCCGTAGGACAGAAAAAGCCCAATGGTTGGGGACTGTATGACATGAGTGGTAATGTTTGGGAGTGGTGCGAAGACGATAGCACGGCGTGGATTGATAATGATAATCGTTCTCAGCCTCGAAAATGTCTGCGGGGCAGTTCCTGGGGCAGCAATCCATGTGACTGCCGTTCCGCTTTCCGTATCAACTACAACCGCCGCGCCGACCGCGACTACAATATCGGTTTTCGGGTGGTGTGCGACAATTAGTCAGTAATCAGTTATCAATTATCAGTTATTAACCACAAATCAACAAAGGTAATTATGTTTCACTTAAACTTTGCAGAAGAAGATAAAGATGGCAGTCCTAAACACCAGACCTTTACTGCTGGGGCTATTATATACAACAAAGAAGGAATACCTCAACAGTATTTTTGCAATATAAATACAGAAGATGATGTTACCAAAATCTTTAAGTATTACAATCAACGAAACAAGTTATTGTATTTTGAAGCTATATGTGTTAAAACTGGTCAAATTCTTAAACTAAAGTAGTGAATTGACGGGAGTAATTATGTTATGTTATCGTTTCAAGAGTTTCAATCTACAATCAAAGAAAATATTCCCTATTATCTTTGGGAATTTGAGCAAAATCAATCTTCTGACAATAATGGCGAATATTGGGCAAGAATAAAAAATTCCCAGATAGGAGTACGTTATCTTTGTCGATTAAATAGGTTTATCGTTATTTTGCAAAATAATGATAAAGACTATGGCGATCAAACAATTATAGCTACAGACTTAAGGTTTGTTCACGATGCCGTCGTGAGCCATATTCAATTAGGGTTTTAGTGTAATGATTAGATTTTACTGGAATGATAAATTAGTGTCTTATCACGAAACACAAGAGGAAGCTTTTAAACAAGGATTTAAGTATTTACATCAGCATCCTGCATTGCCTGATTTTAAGCGTATGCCTCATAGACAGTGTTCATTCGTGGACACAACAGAAATCGATTACTGGAAACATTCAAAAATTCTTTTTGAACGGTTTACTGATTGGATTTGCTATAAGCGGTATTCTGATAATGGAGGCGTACTTATGGACATGAAGCGTATCCTTTCAGAAATAAAAAGAAAAGGGTATTTATCTTTAGACGATATAAATCAACTAATAGAGATTAACCCATACTTCTTAAATAACTTTGCAAGGTGCTATAAATTAACTCCAGAAGAGGTAAAAGTGTTAGCATCTGAAAGAGAAGTAACGTTTAACATGGTTTTTGAGTACATAGAAATTGATTATTCGGCATTAGCGTATTGGTTACGCAAATCAAAAATCACTCCCTAAAACCAATAAAAATAAATTGTTATAATAGCTGTAAGTTATCCTTACAGCTATTTTTTAATGATTAACTGGAATCTAGGAAAAGACTTAGCTACTGAAGCTTTTGGGGAAATGGTGTCCGAATTTGCCCAAGAGATTAACTTTCAGATAGAAGATACTAAATGGAACTGGCCACGGGAAACCGTACGAAAAAATGGCAGTGTAGTCGGCTCACCTCGGGACATTGTAGATACAGGTGAGCTAAAAAATAGCCAATTTATTGAAGATGTATCGGATACTTATAAAGTAATCGGTTACACTGCTGATCATGCCGCTCTTGTCCATGAAGGGTATCAAATAGAGCGTAACGATGGGACGGTGACAGATGTTCCCGCCCGCCCATTTATCGACACGGCTATAGAAGACTATAATCCAATTGAGGCTTATAGTGAAATCTTAAAGGAAAAATTAAATGAGTGAATCAGAATTAAGAGATATTTTATTAGGTATTAGAAACAATTTAAAGATACTTATCGGTACTGACTTAGGTAAATACGAAATAACAAGCCCTACAGGGCAAAAATTAAATGAAATTGATGCTATTTGGGTAGAGCCTCCTGAATTACCCCCTAACTATAAAGTAAAGCCCAATAGTGGAATTGAGGCAATTATTCAGAGAGAACCCGACCCCTATCACGAAAACCTATTGGGTTACACCGTAGGCATAAATAACTATTGCATTACCTTGAAACAGTACAATCTAGAGAAATCCTTAACACCGGTGATCGAGAGACTTAAATCA